CGCGCGGTACAGTTCCATCGGCAGACTGGGTTGGAACTGGTGGCAGCGGCGGTTCCGGAGGCCCAGGAGGTGCGGCTGGCGACGGCTGCGTTATCCTGTATTATTCCCAACCCAAGGAGGGCAGCTTGGGCGGTGCGTTCAGAGACAAAAACAATAAGCTGTTTTTGGACAAATTCGGCCGTCAACTGGTGGTGTGAGGTGAGAATATGTCATATTACACAAGCAAATACAGCGGCGAAGATATAGACACGCTGCTGGATAAGATCGCTGCGTCAAATGTATCACTGGCCGCAGCCAATGTCTCACTGGCCGCAGCCAATGTCTCACTGTCCGAAAAGGTGCAGCAGCTTGAAACCCGCATTGCGGCGTTGGAGGGAGAGGCTACAGTGTGAATTATCCTGAAATTACTTTCGATAACTGGACGCTCTCCGCGTCATGTGACGTAATTGCACGGCAGTATGATAATAACTCCCGCGCCCTCTATGTTGTCGGTGAATTGCCGGAGGGATACGAGTGGGACATGCTGGTGTCCGTAGGGGACAACCTCAATATCATACGCCTGTCGCCAATGGATGAGGGCATTGGTGCTGTCCTGACAGACGACCAGCTTGCATTCGGCAACGTGGCTTACACCATGCAGCTTAGAGGGACACAAGGGGATGTTGTCCGGCACACGAACAAGATTTATCCATACATACCGGACAGCCTTTCAGGGGATGCACAGTGGCCGACGATTCCGTCTGAGTTCTCCGACTATGAAAAGCGGCTGGAAGAACTGAATGACCATCCCCCGATGCCGGGCGACAATGGATTTTGGCTGATCTGGAACACGGACACACATGAATACGAAGAATCCGACGTTCCGCTTCCGAGTGGTACAGGATCGGGAAATGTATCGTCCAAAGAAATCAACGTGATAAAGGTATTAGACCTTGCGGAATATGAGGAGCTTCCTGAAAAGGACGCAAGGACGCTGTACCTGATCAGGGGGTGAGGGGATGATAAGTGTCGGTGCTGATGCAATATCCCAATTGTTTATAAAGGATATGGGGATAAAAACCGCAGCAATTGGAAACGAAATCATTTATACCCGCCAGGGAGGATACTTTTACCTCGAGCTGAATGCGGATGAAAAGGAGAATGAATAAATGGCAAGTTATTTTAACTTAACCCTTGATACCACGGCTCCGTCTGGCCTGACGTTAAGTATTAATGACGGAGCGCTGTACGCAACCAGTACGGCGGTCAAGCTGACGATCGGCTTATCGGATGAAGTAACCACCGGCTACCAGATGAAGATTTGGGGCATTGACGGTGTGGATGGAGAAGCGTCGGCAAGCTGGGAAACCTTTGCAAAGACAAAGAGCGTCAACCTGACAGGCGGAGACGGTTTGAAAACCGTACATATCAAGGTGCGCGACGATGTAGGCAATGAAACCGAAGAAGTATCGGACGATATTACGCTGAATACTGCGGTTCCGGTTGTGACGATTACCGGTCCCGACAAAACGAAGATTTCCAAGGTTGAGGGCTTCAACAAGTCCAAGATCACCTTTACCTGTGATGTTGACTTCGCGGAATACAAGGTATGCGTTGTTCCGCAGACCAGTTCCACGCAGGATGCAGGTACGGTCATTCCCACGACTGCCGGTTCCATTAACACGAGCGGTTCCGAGGGCAGCTATCCTAAGACTACGCCCATCGAAGTCACTATTACCGGCACCGATCTTGAGACTGCATCCTCTGGCGACAGCGTGAAGATCGTCAAGGTGTTTGTTAAGACCGCCGCAGGCATTTGGAGTGTAGCGTAATGGCCGCGCCCCATTTGACATTCTCCATTACGGGGGAAAAGATTTCGGCGGTTTCGGGGTTTGACAAAGTAATTGTGGCTTTCCAGTCGGATATAGCCTATCAGGCTTTTGAGTGCCGCGCTACGAAAGTAGACGAAGATTGGGGCAGAGGGAAAGGGGCGCTGATCGCGTCCTTTTCCCAGACCCCAGCTAATACGCAGCGGCAGTTTGATGTTTACGACGATTTCCTGCTGAAAGGCGATGGGGAATACCGGATTTCGCTTTATGCCCAAGGCGAGGACGGAAGCTGGAACGATAATTACTATTACATCCCGCAGGACAGTTCAATGTATATCTGCGCGGATGGGAAGCCGTATCTTTGCATGAGGGAGTGATAACATGCCAACGACCGAAGGATATAATGGAACATTTACAGGACCACAGATTGATGAAGCGATCGCCAAAACAAAAAATACAATAACCGCATCAAACGGCGGTGAGCTTGACATAGCGGAAAGCCTTGGGACCGGTCCCTATGTGATTGAGTTCACCGAAGAAACCTCATCCGGCGGCTCGGGCGGCATGACGGAGGAGGAAGCGGACGCAAGGTACCTCAAGCTCGCGGGCGGTACGCTGACGGGCGCGGTGGATATGGGCGGCAACGCTGTGACCAATCTGCCCGCGCCGGTAAATGACGGCGACGCGGCGAGAAAGGCTGATGTGGAAGCGGGAAAGCCCAAGGCGACGCTTGTTTCCCTTCCGGTAACTGGTTGGAGTGGAAGCGCGGCTCCATATACACAAAACGTAACGGTTTCCGGCATATCGGCAAATGAAAGTGCGCAGTTGATTCTTCCAATGCCCGCCGCAGCGGGTATGGCTGCATATAATGCGGCGGGTATTCAATGCACAGGGCAGGCGGCGAATACGCTGACATTCCAGTGTCAGACCAAGCCTTCGGCGGCAATCAGTGTTTATGTAACCGTACAGGAGGTAAGAGCGTGATCCATAATCCGATTATAGTGGGCGAATCGACCAAAGGGCTGATGAAGTTTACGGCGCGGGTGAGCTATACCGGATCGGCGCTGAATAAGAACACTCTGGATATTTCGGCAAGCGGGAGCGAACTGCTTCTTTTAACTGACAAGGACGGCCGCACACAAATTGTTAATCCGTTTTATGTGAATGATGTTCCATACGTTTTTGTGACAGCAGCAAGCGCCAGATATAAGATAACATATTGCAATACATGGGTTCAAATAAGTACAGGCATGCTCAATTTTGCCCTAACCAAAATCCAACTTGGCACGCTGGAAACACTCTAACCAAAGATTATCAACAAACCGAAAAAGGAGGGGATAACTTGGCAATCAAAGTAAACGGCCTGCTGGTCGCCGGACTTGGCAAAAGCGCGTATGAGCAGGCGCGGGAGGGCGGCTATACCGGAACAGAGGAAGCGTTCATTTCCGCGTTGGCGAATATCGGCAGCAATCCAACAGCAGAGGGCTTGCCGGTGAATGACGTTCGCACCGGCACCGTGCGGGATGGCCAGAGTATCGCGGCGGGGGATGTGGTGAATGTCAGGGCGCTGGGTAAGACGGTAGCTATCCAGTGGAACGGTGAGCCTGCGCTGTTTCGTGCGGTGCAGGTGGGAAACCCTGACCCATCCATTTACGACACGAGCTGCGACGGGATTTGGGTGATGGCGGTAGACCGTTTGATAAATATGGTGTTTGGCTCTAACAATGATTATAAGTCCTCCAACGTACATACATGGTGCAACGGGGATTTTATCAACGGTTTTGAGCCTGAATTACAGGAGAAAATCAAGACGGTAAAAATCCCATATTGGGATGGGGCTGGTACAGGAGGCAGTCTGAAAAACGGTGCGGAGGGCTTGAGTACAAAGGGGTTTCTTCCGTCGTTGGATGAATTTGGCCATCCATCCAACGAGGCACGCAGTATAGGAAGTGTACTATCAGCATTTCAAGAGGGAGATACGCCTAAAACCATATCCAATTATTTTATATGCCGAAATCCAAGCGCCTCAGATGATATTCATGTGGGATCAAGATTCACCGGCAATCAAACATCGAATGTTTCTTATAGTGCAACGCAAACGTTAGCAACTACCCCATGTTTCATCCTCCCCCTTGACACCGACCTTTCCACCATCGGAACCGTGGTAGAGGATAACTATGATGTCTACCGCGACGTTGTGGCGCAGAAGAATGTGGAGAACCGATTAAACACGGTTGTCATGACTGGTTCTGACCTGTTCAAACTGAATGAAAGCTATAGTATTTTGATTGGCAATAGTTCAAGTAATCCTGCGGCATACCTGATAGACAACACAACAGGAAAGAGTGTTTATAGTGTAAGTGCCTATTTATCTGCGGTTTTATCTGTTTCAGGCGCTCGGCTGGATGATACGCATTTTGTGGTGCAGGCGCTAACACAAACGACCTTGTTTGCTAAAATAGGCACAGTAAATGGAACATCGATTTCGTTTGGAGAACAAACCAATATAATCTCTGCGGTTATTGGAAATGCGCCGGTTGTTGCATTGGAGGCGGATCGCATAATGTCGATTTTTACATCCAGCAGCAAGTTGGGCATCGGAATATCGCTGGTGAACGGAACTACAATCACACAAAAACAGACTTATTATCTTCCTGGTAATGTTAACGCTGGCCACATCTCCGCAACCCGCATCCCCGACGACGACAGCGGAAACAGGCGCGTGTGCATCTGCTTTTCCGATACCGGCGACGGCAACAAGGGCAAGGCGGTTATTGCGACGATTGACAGCGCGAATGCGGTGACATTTGGGGATGTGGTGATGTTCTCTGGCGTCACCATTTATGCAACAAGCTGTGCGGCAGATAAAACAGGTAATATTCTTGTTGGGTATATCAAAGAAATATCTTCAGGTAGCAAAAAAGCGGCATTTGTCATTTTTAACACAGAATTAAAAGCTGTCAGCAATGTACTTTCGAATCATGGAGGCAGCATCGACTTAATACAAGCAGTTGTTTGTAATGAGAACAATTTTCTGGGTGTAATCGATAATCAAGCGGACTTGCTTGGGTTTTCTGGTAAGGAATTGACCTTGCTGAAGAATTACTCCTATAATGCAAATTCTCCTGATTGTTTGAGTGCTGCTGCTATCGAAAAGTCAAAAATACTTATTGCATTTGCAAACAGGTCTAATTCCTCCTACGGCACCACCACCATCCTTGAAATCTCCGGCAACCAAATCGCAGGCTCGTTCCTGAACAACTCCAAAGACGCAATCGCCCTTGAATCCGGCGAGGGTGGCGACACCATCAAACTCGGTTTTGGCGGGTACTGCACATGCGAGGGCATGACCGCAGGACAGATGATCGATTCAGAGGGCGTGACGGCATATAGCCCGCTGGATGGGTGGCTGGAAATCAAAGACCCGTGGGCAAAGGGGTATGTTACGGGAGAGTATACAGGCGACGGTACTTATGGCGCTGATAACCCTACAGTAATTGATGTGGGATTTCGGCCGGAATGTTTAATTATTGGAGCCGAATCTGCCAATAGTGCAACCGGAGCAGTTTTTGTCTTGCTTAATGGCGTGAATCTTTCGTATTCTTTGCCTAATGGTGGAGCAGTGAATGTGTCAGTTAATGAATCACAAATTTTGTTTTATGCTAATTCCGCATCAGGACAGATGAATGCCAGTGGTTCTGTTTACCGCTATATCGCATGGAGGTAACGCCAATGCTAATTATCAACACGGAAACCAGACAGATGCGCACCCTCCATCACGGACAGGCACCGGACGGATGGATTCCGGTCCCTGTCAGCCTTGAACCCTGTGCGCGTGCCTACTGCCCATACTGCGAACTGGCGATCGAGGACGGCGCGCTGGTGGATATTACGCCGACCGCCAGACCTCCTGAACCGGAGCCGGAACCGACGCAGGAAGAACAGCTCCGCGCGGACGTGGACTTTATCGCGGCTATGACGGGGGTGGCGCTATGACAGTATTTGAAATGGCGCGGCATTATTACCCCAAGCTGTGGGACATTGGCCGGATAGACCAGCTATACACGGCGGGGAAGCTCTCGGATGAAGAGTACGAACAGATTACGGGTAAGCAGTACGGGACAGGAAAAGGGGAGGTATAACGTGGCTACTGAAACAACAAAGCTGCACGCTGAAAACAACTACATCCGCAAGTTTACGGGTGTGGACAGGTTCCATAACGCGGGATACTTTGGGGAGCGCGTCACGGCGGCTACCGGAGAGAACTGGAGCATCAAAAACTATAATCCGGATGATCTGGTCCTTATCCCGTTTGGGGATGGGTACGGCTGGGGTAATTTCTCGGGAGGGCATGGCAGCAAGACAGCGGCAACATTCTTTCAGGTTGCGCCCAAGGCACGGTTAGTCCAGCTTTCCAAAATCAGCAGGGCGAGGACAGGGAAAGACTGCTACTGCGGACTGGAGGATGATTGCCTGCCATATATCGAAGAATACGGCATTACCTCTGTGTTCTGCTCGTTTGACATGATCTGCGACAAATACCTTGCCCAGAAATACCAGACGGTGATCGATGGGCTTGGGACATTTAACATGTTTGTCGCGGCGGGTAATGAATATTCCACGGATTATGTGGAGCTGGCACGGTGCGATGCCGTGACGACCGTTGGAGCATATTACATCCAGAATAACAAAGCCATTCCGGAGGACTTTTCCTCTACGACGGAATATCTCGATTTTTCCGCGCCGGACAGTCAGGTTGTGAAATTCGCAAAAGAAACCGGCGTGACTACATATGGCAAACAGACCGGAACGTCTTTCGCGGCTCCATGGCTTTGCGGTATGGCGTGCCTGGTCAATGACTTTTTTATCGACAAAACAGGAAAGCCGCTGACCCACGAGGCAATGATGCGCTTTTTCAGGGATCATTGTGTGGATATTGGGGCGGAGGGCTTCGACAGCAAAACCGGACACGGTATGGTTATCCTGCCGGAGCCGTCAGAGATCAACGTCTGGAAGTACCAGACGAAAGAGGGGGGTGAGACGATGTATAAGGACGAAAATCAGATTTCTGAATGGGCAAAGGAAAATGTTAAGTATTGTAACGAGTACGGCATTATGGCAGGGGATGCAGACGGGAAATTCCGGCCGCAGGATTTTGTTACGCGCGAAGAGCTGGCCTGCACACTGGCGCGTATTCACAAGAGCATTCAATGAGAGGGGGGACGGGGTACAACCGCCCCACTTACCGATGGAACTTATCAAAGAATACTGGGCGCAACTTTCAGCGGTGGGGGCTGCGATACTGGGTGTGGCAAAGCTGCTGCGAAAGCGGGCAAGGCGGCATAAGGCGTGGCAGGACACGATTACAGCTTCGATTTTAGCAATCCTGCATGACAGGCTTTTATTTGAATGCCTCCACTACTTAAAGGCCGAGCAGATCACAGCGGATGAAATGGACAATCTGTCACTGTTGTACAAACAGTATAATGCGCTGGGAGGGAACGGGACCATTGCAAAGCTGATGGAACGCGTTGGAATGTATGTAAAAATTATAGAGTGCGACTGCGAAAGGGGTTATGACACATGAAAATCACATCGGGGACCTTGGCGAGAACCATCATTTTGGCGCTTGCGCTGATCAATCAGATACTTAGTATGTGCGGTATCGCTGTGCTGCCAATTGAGGACGCGCAGGTGGAAACCATTGTGACGACGCTATGGACTGTGATCGCCGCAGTAGTGGCGTGGTGGAAAAACTCAAGCTTCACGTCCGCTGCGATTGCAGGTGATAAAGTAAAAAATGCAATAAAAAAAGGTGTTATAAGTGAAGATGCGGTGAATGAAATTGTTAATAAATAATCGTAGCGCGCATGCCACACGAGTGACGCATGGAGAAACAGGTACAAGACTATATAAAATCTGGAGTACTATGAAGCAGAGAACGAAAAACCCGCACACTGTAAATTACTCTTTGTATGGTGGAAAAGGGATAAATGTTTGCGAGGCTTGGTCAGAATATGAACAATTTCGTTCGTGGTCACTCGAAAATGGATATAATGACAGCCTTACATTAGACCGCATAGATGGAGATAAAGGATATACGCCTGAAAATTGCAGGTGGGTAAGCATGAAAGTGCAACAGAATAACAGATGTAATAATCACCTGCTTACATTTAATGGAGAGACTTTAACCTTATCTTTGTGGGCAGAACGGATTGGGATGAAACCCAAAACGCTTAGTAGACGCATTGTTGATAAAAAGTGGAGCATTGAACGCGCGCTTACAACACCGTTAGATGTTTCAAAACGGAACAAAAGATGTAACAAAATATAAGAACTGTGTTGTTTCCTATAGAAGCGAGAAAAGCAAAATAAAAGCCGCCCGATGGCGGCAAATTGACACAGGGCGGCGTGCGATGGTATAATATGTCGGGCGCTGTCGTTCCCAGCGGCGGGCGGTTGGCCACTCTCCTGTAAAAGGGAGGTGGTGCTTAT